CATGTCCGAGTGGGAACAAGAAAACGCTGACTTCCTGAAGAAAATCGGGCAAGTAAGCACACCAGCACCAAAGCCAGTAACTACTAAGAAAGACGAGGAATAATCTCATGGCTGTATTTCTAAACAATAAAGTTGGCGTGAAGATTAACACTGTTGATCTTTCTGACCATGTAACATCTATTACTCTTAACCGCACATTCGATGAGCTAGAAGTAACTGCAATGGGTGACACAGCACACAAGTTCGTTAAGGGCTTGGAAGCATCATCTGTAACAATCGACTTCCTAAACGACACAGCATCAGCGAATGTATTGGCAACACTACAAGCTGCATGGGGTACAACAGTCACATGTGTATTCCTACAGGAAAAGGGAACAGCAGTATCTGCTACTAACCCTCTTTACACAGTCTCATTGCTCGTGAACAACACAACAGACATCAATGGTGCTGTTGGCGATATGTCCACACAATCAATCACATTTACTGCTAACTCAACAGTTGCAGTAGCCACAACAGGCACATTCTAAACAAACTATAAAGGGGCAAACTCATGGCAAAACTAAAGATAGTTCGTACAGATGGAAGCGTATTGGAAGGCGAGATCACTCCAGCAGTGGAGTACTCATTCGAGCAGTACGCTAAAAAGGGCTTCCATAAGGCGTTCCGCGATGAAGAAAAGCAGAGCGATGTCTATTGGTTAGCTTGGGAAATTACACGCAGGTCAGGTGAAACTGTTAAGCCTTTCGGAATGGATTTCATTGAGACACTAAAAAGTGTCGAGGTGCTTGATTCAGACCCTTTAGCTTAAAGCGCGATCTTCCATTCACCTATCTAATTGCTAGGCTAAGCATTAGGTTGGGAATCGCGCCACAGCAGTTGTTGGATCTAGATAAGACCATGCTCGATGCATTAGTGCAAGGGCTCAAGGATGAAGCGAAAGAGGTGAGCGATGCCAGCAAGCGTAAAGGGCGCCGTTGAACTTCGCAAAGCTCTCCGGACTTTCGCACCTGATCTAGCAAAAGAAACTCAGAAAGAAATCAAGGTAGCAATTACACCTATTTCTAAAGCTGCTAAAGGCTATGTCCCAGATCGTGGAGAAGTGTTAAGTGGATGGCTACCTCGACAAATGTCTGAGGGAACATTCCCTACCTTTAATCCTTCTGAGGTTAAATCTAAAATTGGTTTTAAGACAAGTCCATCAAAGCCTAACTCCAGAGGATTTAGATCGCTCGCTCAAGTATTTAACAAGAGCCGAGCTGGATCTATTTACGAGCGCATGGGCAAGAAAAGCCCAGACAGTCGATTCGTTCTTAATCAAGATGGCAAGTTTCGTGCGCCTCTTAAGGGCAAGGATCGGATGCAAGGTCGATTGCTTTATCGTGCCTATGATGAGAATAATGGCAAGGCTAGACAAGGCGTTCTTAAAGCTATTGCCACAGCAGGCACTAAACTTAATCAAAGAGCAACAGTGAAAGGCTAATCATGGCTAATGTAATTATTGACATTGCTGCCGAGTTCACTGGCAAGAAAGGCTTTAAGCAAGCCGAAACAGCAACAGACAAGATGACCAAGAATGTCAAGAAATTGGCAGGGGCATTGGGTCTGGCTTTTGGTGGACAGCAGATTCTTGCTTATGGCAAGGCTGCCGTTAAAGCAGCAGCAGAAGATGAGAAGGCGCAGAAGCAATTAGCCCTAGCTCTTAAGAATGTTGGACTCGGTCGAGATGCCGCATCTTCTGAGGAGTACATCCAGAGATTACAAAGCGAGTTCGGCATTCTCGATGACAAGCTTCGTCCTGCATATCAGACACTCGCGGTAGCCACACAGAATACTAATGAAGCACAAAGATTACTTAATTTGTCATTAGACATTAGTGCTGCAACTGGCAAGGATTTAGCATCGGTTACAGGAGCGTTAAGTCGTGCATACCTGGGGAACAATGCTGCCTTATCTCGTCTAGGCGTAGGTATCTCAAAGGCAGACCTAAAGGCTGGCAAGTTCGAAGATATCATTGGACAACTTGAAACAACATTTAAGGGAGCAGCAACACAGTCTGCTAATACCTTTCAAGGCTCAATCGATAAGTTAGGCGTTGCTGCTGCTAATGCTTCCGAGATTATCGGTACAGGTTTAATCGATGCACTTAAAAATTTAGGCGATCAAGATTCGGTAGATAATTTAGCAACGGCTATGCAAAATACAGCTATTTACATTGCAGATGTTATTCGCGGTATTGGCGTACTAGCTAGTCAATTAAACAAAATTCCGGGGTTCAAGAATGCAGGCATTGAAGATTATGTTCAACTTATCCCGATTCTTGGTTCATATCTTAGCCTTCTTGCTGAGGCTGGTCAGGTTCCAGCTGGCAGCGGTGTACAGGCACAAGGTTTAACAGATCTAGCCAGATTACAGGCTGAGTATGTTATTAAAACTTTAGCGGCTAAAAAGAAGCTTACAGCAACGGAAATAGCAGCATTAAAGGCAGCAAGATTAAAACTGGCTATCGACAAGGCTAACCTTGCCCTCAACAAAGGCAACGAAGTCTTTGACATGGAGAAGATCCAGAATGCAGCAGCTCTACAGAATCAAGCAGAGCTGTTAGCCAGATCCACAACAGACACTCAAAGATTACAGATTGCTAATGACACGGCTCGCCTAAACATCAAGAAGTCGATGTCAGATCTAGAAGATGCTATTGCTGCTAAAGATGAAGCAGCCATCACTGCTGCAACCAAGAGACTTAATGAAGATGTCAAAATCTTTAACGCACTGTCTGGTCAGAATGTAAAACTTCAAGATATTAAATCTATCCTTGAAGGTCTTAAGCCAGCTGATCTAATCAATCTAGGCAACCTAGATGCAGCGCTTGCTAAGATCCGAGAAATGCTGGACTTGCTTTCTAAAGCCAATACCGAAAGTAAAGCCAAGATACCGACAAGCGGATCACTAGGATCAGGCATTCCAGCAGGAGACTTTATCGCGCCTATCTCAACAGCAGGCGGATCTATCGAGGCTATTCTTGAATATGCAGATGCAGCCTCAGCTCGTGCCAATGCTTTTGCAGATTTATTAGATATGCAGAATGCTCAAGATCTACGCGACCTCATTGCTTACCAGAGTTCAGTCGGTGACTTGGGTGGCTATAGCCCTTACATGAACCGAGGCGGTTCTGGCGGTGGCTCAGGTAGCACAAACATCACAGTTAATACTGGAGTAGGTGATCCAGAGGCTATCGCTAGAGCTGTAGAAGATGTGATCCGTCAGTCATATCAGCGAGGCACTAGCTCTACAGGACTTCTAGCCGTATGACATGGCTTCCAGAATGGCGCATCACAGTCGGTACGACTGTCTATACCAATGTGACTGGGGTGAGTCTTACTACAGGTCGCATTGACATCGATCGCCAATGTCAAGCAGGTTATGCTCGTATGGATATCATCAACTCGACTAATGCCCTCTTTGACATTGATGTTACAGATTCACTGACTTTAGAGCTTAAAGATAGCGGTGGCACTTATGTGCCTGTATTCGGTGGCACAGTCTCAGACTTCTCAACCTCAGTCAGAAGTCCAGAAGAAATCGGATATGTAACTCTCGGGTCAATCCTTGCAGTCGGTGCTCTGGCTAAACTGCCTAAAGCGATTTACACAGATTCTGTGGCACACAATCTAGATGGCGAGCAGATCGCTATTATCTTAGAGGAACTGCTAGTCAATGAGTGGATAGAAGTAGCACCTGCACTTCAATGGGTCAATTACGATCCGACTACTACATGGGCTAATGCTGAGAATGTCGGATTGGGTGAGATCGATGCTGGTCTCTATCAGATGGATAATCTTTCAGCTGCTGATCGCAACACACAGACCTTAGTCCAGCAGATAGCAGACAGCGCACTCGGAACGCTCTACGAGGACAAGCAGGGGCGAATCTCATATGCTGATGCGGATCATAGAAGTAACTATTTAGCAGCTAATGGCTCAACCCAGTTAGATGGCAACTATGCTTCCCCTGCCAGCGTTAAGTCAATTCTACAGATAGGCAAGATTCGTAACAGCGAGATTGTGCGCTATGGCAATGACTACGGCAGCACATACTCAGCCACAGACGATGCTTCTATTATTACCTATGGTCGCTACCAAAGAACATTCGATTCCAATATCCGTTTTCTGGCAGACATCGAGGACATCATCGAGCGCGATCTAGCCCTGCGCTCAACACCTAGAACACAGCTCGATCAGATTACTTTTAGACTTGACAATCCTTTGATGCCTAATGCGCTTAGAGATGACCTTATAAACCTTTTCTTTGGCGAGCCAGTAGTTATCACTAACCTACCCTTCAACATGTTCGAGGGGTACTTCTCAGGCTTTGTAGAGGGCATCTCTATGAGAGCCACACCAACTTTTGTTGATGCGACTATCTATGTCTCACCTACAGATTTCTCACTTATAGCCCCGACATGGGCAACAGTACTTCCAACTAACACCATCTGGAGTGGCGTAAATGGTACACTACAGTGGTCTAAAGCGATCGGAGCTCTAACCTAATGGCAACAACGACCCCTAATTTTGG